ATACATATAACATTGGTACAAGTTCAGCTAGATATAATACAATTTATGGTACTGTTATTAATGGTGTATCAACTAGTTCAAGATATGCTGACTTAGCAGAGAATTACTTAGCTGACGCAGACTACGAAATTGGTACTCTATTAGTATTTGGTGGTAATGAAGAAGTTACACAAAGTACAATAAAGAACGATCATAGAGTTGCTGGTGTTGTTTCAGAGAAACCAGGTTACTTAATGAACAGTGAACTAGAAGGTGATCATGTAGTTGCTATTGCACTACAAGGCAGAGTTCCAGTTAAAGTACTTGGTGCAGTAAAAGCAGGTGATTTAATTATTGCATCTAACGTTGCTGGATATGGCCAAGCAACTGAAGATCCAAAAGCAGGGGCTATAATTGGTAAAGCAATTAAAGGTAAAGAGGACCCCGAACGCGGCATCATTGAAGTAGTGGTGGGGAGAGTATAATGGCACAGCAAAATATAAACATTGGGTCAAGTGCAAACAAGGGTGATGGCGATCCAATTAGAATTGCATTTACAAAAGTTAATGCAAACTTTACAGAATTATATGCAAAAGTTGTTGTACTTGAAGGCGGTGGCATTGCTGTTGCACAAGATATACAAGGTGATATTTTTGCACAAGATAGTTCATTAGGATATAGTTCAGCTACTAATACACACTACGGATCATTTGTAGGTGCATTAGACGGTGATGTAACAGGTAGCGTATTTGCAGATAACTCAACACTATTAGTAGACGGAGTTGCAGGGAATATTCCATGGGCTGTTATTAACGGCACTCCAACAACACTAGCTGGGTATGGAATTACTAATGCGGCAACTTCTGCACAAGGTACTTTAGCGGCAAGTGCATTACAAGCAGAAACTATTACACTAACTACATTAAAATCAGAGGTAGCGGCAAGTGCAGACTTTGCTGACTTCCAAACTAGAATAGCGGCATTATAAATATGATGAGTATAGGAAAACAAAATGGCAAATAGAATACCACTTATAGTTGATACTATAGATGACAACAAAATCAAAGAATTACCAGCTGGTGATAATTTAGATTTAGGTAATGCTGGGCTTACTAATGTTGGCCTTATTAATGCTACTGACGTTAAAATTAACGGAGTATCATTTAATAATCCTTTTAGTGGTAGCTACAACGACCTAAGTAACAAACCAATTATTCCTGTTGTTCCAAGTGCAGTAAGTGTATTTGCAAACGATGCAGGATACTTAGTGTTTGGCACTACTAGTGATACTATTCCAGAAGGTACTAGTAACTTATACTATTCAACTGCAAGAGTTGATGCTCGTATACAAGGTTCTAACTTATCAAGTTTAAATAATGTTGATGCAATTACTGCAAGTGACGATGGTAAGGTTATGTTTTATAACCATGAAACCCAAACATTTAAATTTACAAATGTTGTTACTGAATCAGATAGCTTATCAACAATCTTAGCTAGAGGTAATACTACTACATCAGATATTATTACAACTGGTAAAGTTTATTTTGCAAACGTATGGGCTGACATTGATGATTTACCAAGTGCAAGTACATACCATGGTATGTTTGTACATGTTCACAACACCGGCAAGGCTTACTATGCACACGCAGGACAATGGAAAGCATTACAAAACGAAGGTGAAAACTTTAGTAGTTTCAGTGTTGGAGCAGATGACTCAACACTAAGAACTATTAGTAACGGAGAATCATTTAAAATTTCCGGTGGTACTGGTATTAGTACAACAAGTACAGCTGAAGGTGATATTTCAATTGGCTTAGGAAACTTAACAGACTTAGCAAACGTTAATGCGGCGGCTCCAGCAGATGGACAAGCACTAGTTTGGAGTAACAGTAATACAAGATGGGAACCAGGCACAGTAGCAGGTGGCATATCTGAAATTGGTGACTTAACTGATGTTGATGTAACAGTAGTTACACCTGTAGACAATTATGTACTAAGTTGGGATAACGGAAATGGTTATTGGCGTCCTAGAGCATTAAATAATATTGATGCGGCAACAGTTACTACTCAATTAGATAATACAGCGGCAAGTCATTATATTCCTTTTGTAGCGGCAGGGTCAGGTAATGCTCAATTATTAAAAACTGATGCAGGTGTTACTTACAATCCAAATACTAATGTTATTACACTTAATACTGTTGTTACTACTAGTAGTATGCAAACTCTTAACATGGCTATCACAGGCAATGTTACAGGTTCAAGTAGCGAAGTAGCGTTTAGTGATGCTGTTAGAGCAAGTAGTGGTGCTGAAGTAAGATTTTACGATACAGCCAACGTTAAGTATGTAGCATTTAAAGGACCATCAGCACTAACAACAAACACATCATTTGAATTACCAGACGGCGATGGTACTAATGGACAAATTTTAAGAACAGATGGCTCAGGAGTATTAAGTTGGGTATCTAATAATGCAGGCGGAAATGCGTTTAGTACAATTATTGTATCAGGACAAAACAACGTTGTTGCTGATACTCAAAGCGATACGCTAACACTTGTAGCAGGTACTAACGTAACTATTACAACCAATGATGCCACAGACGCAATTACTATTAACGCATCAGGCGGTGGTGGAGGAGGAACTCCAGGTGGTAGTGATACACAGGTTCAGTTTAACGACTCAAGTACATTTGGTGGTGATGCAGGATTAGTTTATAACAAGACAACTGATACACTAACTGGTGTTAACATTGTAGCAAGTGGAACAGTTACAGCAGAAACAGTACAGTCAAGTGGAACAGGTATTCCAACAATAACAAGTGCGAGTAATATCATACTTGATGCGGCTAATGCTGTTGTATTACAAAAAACTTTACTAAGATTAGGATCATTTGATGACAACGGTATGGATTTACTAGTTGGTCAAGCAGGTGATGTAGTTTATAACTCATCAGCTAAACAAATGCAGTTCTGGGACGGATACGCATGGCAAGCGTCAAGTGATAACTTTACATTTAGCGTAGGTGCTGATGACTCAACATTAAGATCTGTAGCAAAAGACGAAAGCATTAAATTTATTGGCGGAACAAATGTTACAACATCAAGTGATGCTGAAGGTAACATAACAATTAATGCAAGTAGTGCAAGTTATGCAAACAGTGATGTTGACACACACTTAAACCAAAGTAATCCAACAAGTGGTTACGTTCTTTCTTGGAATGGCTCAGACTATGCTTGGGTAGATAACGCTCAGTCTGTAAGTGTTGCTCTTAACGATATTTCAAACGTAACAGCACCAAGTCCAAGTACTAATGATTACTTAAAATGGAATGGAAGTGCATGGGTTAACGATGCTGTTTCAGGAATTAGTATTAGTTCTCCTACAGAAGGACAAATGATTTGGTACAACGGAAGTGCTTGGGCAGAAACAGCAGGACCAGTTATTCATTATACTGTAACATCAAGTGGATCTAGTGCATATAGATTTGCAGGACCAGGTGTTACTGGTACTACTGATAATCCAACATTCTACTTGTACAAAGGATTTACTTACATATTTAAAAATACTACTGGATCATCACATCCATTTGCATTTAGAGCTTCAAGCGGAGGTTCAGCATTTAGTGAAGGTATTACAGGAGCACAAAATGGAACACAGACCTTTACTGTACCACATGATATTACTGATACTAACATAGTTTATCAATGTACAATACACAGCGGTATGGTTGGTAACATTGTTATTGTTTAAAGGAACATAAGGTATGGCTGAAAAAGAATATATTGTTTCACTACACAAAGGTGCTGATAAAAATTTAATATTATCAGACCTTAATAGAGATACATCATTAGATGACGGAATTGATAGTAGTGTTGTTCCTGATAGAACAGTTAGCATTATAAACACAAGACCTGCAAGTAAAAGAATGTTTCACGTTTCTCTTACAGAAGAAGAAGCTATAGCATTAGAAAATCACCCAAACGTAGGAGGCCTCAATACACCACTTGAATGGGATGATGAATGGCTAGACTATGAGCAAGAAGAAAATTGGACTAGAGATAACTCTAGTACTATAAGAGGTAATTGGGGATTACGTAGACACATACAAGAATCTAACCTATGGGGTACAGGTTCTCAAAATGTTGACCCAGGTGGAGTTTATCCGTATCATTTAGATGGTACCGGAGTTGACTACATACACCAAGAAAGTAAATTTAGATTTGATCACGAACAATGGCAAGATAGAGATGGCAATAGTCGTTTAGTACCATTCCAGTGGAACACACTTTCAGGCATGAGCAGTATTCCTACAATAGATTATACTAACACATCAGGTTCAAGTTACCATGCAACTCATTGTGCAGGTATTGCTGTTGGTAAAGATTATGGCTGGGGTAAGAATGTAAACGTTTATTGCTTACCTATGGACATTGTAAGTAGTAGTTTATGGTTTGATGCTATTAAAGAATTTCACAGAACAAAGGAAACAGATCCTGTAACAGGAGTTAAGCGACCAACAGTAGTAGGTGCAAGTTGGGGATATAAAGCATACTTTACAAGTATGACTGCTATAAATTTTAGAGGTACTGACGTTGGTACTGTTAAAAGCAACCAATACGGAATGATTGGCGATAGCAGTAATAGATTTAATGCCAACTTGTATAACCTAAATGCAGAAGTTGAAGAAATGCAAGACGACGGTGTACACTATATTAAGAGCGCCGGCAACCAAGGACAAAAACTTTGTTACTCAGGTGACATAGATTATAACAACTATATTCTACGTAGCGTAGCAACTGGTGGCGTTGGGTCAGGAAACCCTGTGTACTATAACAGAGGAGCAGGTAACATTGGTCCAGATACTATTGTTGTAGGTAATATTGATAGTGCATTATATTCAAGTTCAGAAGCATGTCAGGCTGGTAGTGACAAAGGTCCTAGGGTTGATGTATATGCGGCAGGCACAGATATTATTAGTGCTACAAATTCAAGTTCAACAGCAGTAGCAAACTATACTGGAACAAGTATGTCAACACCACAAGTGTCAGGCATGAGTTGTTTAGTGCTACAACTTAATCCAGGTTGGTCTCCAGCACAACTACGCAAGTGGTGGCAAGACACTTCAGTCAAAGGATTATTATTTCAAGGATCAGTAGACGAAAATACTCCATCAACATTCTTTGCCAATAGTAGAAATTTAATGAGTCCAGATGCAACATCAAACAGAATTGCGTCATTTGGATTTGCGGCGGCATATGGCTTAGATGTTAAGTTAAATAATACTGGACAAGTTGCAGGGCCGTTAGTTAGTGATGCTAGTAACGGAGCAGTATTTGATAGAAGTTTAACTGTAAACGGATTAAAACTAGTATCCGCAGGAGCAGTTGGTGGTGCTACAACAGTACCAGATGAATGGGTTAAGAAAACAGCAAAAACTATGCAACTTATAACTAACCCCGGTGGAGAAGGTATTGTACCTGAACTCCAAGATAAATTAATTGCAACACTTCAAGGTGATCCAGGAACTTTTCATGCAGGACTTCCGGCGGCACAGCGTATTGCATACGGTGGTGAATCAAGTTATTCACCTAACTGGTTATTAGATGCAGGCATTCCAAGTTATACAGGATATCAAGCATTTTTAGATTCGCATCTTGTAAATGACATGGTGTTCTATCACAATACACCAGGGGACCTTAATCCATCAACTAGTGATAGAGACATTGAAGAAGTGTTTGAACACATATTTCATACAGTTCATACGTTTGGTATACCTGGAGTAGTTCCAGGTAGCGAAGATGAAGTTGTAATGGGAGTTCAAGCAAGAGTAGACTTTGATTCAGGGTTTGATTGGACAGGACAAGAATTGCACCTTGCTATGAAAGAAGCAATTAATGCAGGACTTTATGACCCAAGTGGATACTCAACACTATACGACACTAATGCTGAGGCGGCAGAACTTGTATATAAAGAATATACTTATTTGGTTAACTGGTCAATGTGGGATATGAGCGAGTTTTGGGACGGTGGAAGTCTTAGTCCGGAGTGGAGCGACACATTAAAAACACCAGCAGGTATGTTAGCTAATAACCCATTAGGTTATGCGTTGTTTAACAAATACTTTGCACCAGTTTTAAGTAAGCCAAGATTTGAGACAATGAGAGCTATCTTCTTAGATGCCGACTTAGGAGTATCAGGATACACCCCAAATATTAATAGCGGATTTAATATAGTTTAGGAAACATTATGGCTGAATATATAGTAGTTACACAAAAAGGTATAGATGTTGCAAACTTAGATTATGATCTGCAACGAGATACATCATTAGATGACGGTGTAGACAACAGCGTTGTTCCAGGTAGAAGTGTAGACGTTGTTGATGCTCGCCCTGCAAATAATAGGATGACGCATTACGATCTTACAGACGAAGAAGCGTCTGCATTATCAAATGATGCAAGAGTATTAATAGTTGAACAAAAACCTGACCAAGACACTATTGAATTATTTGGTACACAGACAGCTGATTTTCAAAGAAGTAGTACTAACGGCGCAGACGATGTAAATTGGGGAACATACAGACATACACAATATCCTTATACATATACTTCTGCTAACTCTAACAGTCAAGACTACAATTATACATTAGACGGAACAGGTGTTGACCTTGTTGTTCAAGATGACGGAGTACAAGTTGACCATCCTGAATGGGAAGATGCTAACGGTGTAAGTAGATTTCAACAAATTGATTGGTATGCGGTAACAGGACTATCTGGTACAATGCCTGCTAGTCATTATCTTAATACAACAGGAGATTCAAATGCCGCAGGTGCTCATGGTAGTCATTGTGCAGGTATTGCCGCAGGTAAAACATACGGTTGGGCAAAGAACGCTAAAATATATTCTCTAAGAATATTTGGTGGTTCTGGTCATGCTATTGGCAACGATAGATATGATCTTATTAGATTATTCCATGAACAAAAACCAGTTGATCCTGATACAGGATTTAAACGTCCAACTATTGTAAATCAAAGTTGGGGATATAGTTGGTACTATAAAAACTCAGCATTTGGATCTACACAAATACAAACTCTTTTTTACAGAGGTGTAAATCAAGGTGTTGCGGCACAGGCTTGGACTAGTGGAGTATTTGCTCAATATGGTGCTGTAACAAGTAAACACCCTATGTCATATACTGTTGCAGATGTTGAACAAGAACAACTAACAGACTCAGGTGTAATTTGTGTTAAAGCCGCAGGCAACAGTTATCATCCATGTGCAGGTAGTGACACTGGACAAAAAGGTGACACGATTTATAATAGTTATTATACCCTACCAGAAACATGGGCAGGATATATTACTGCTGGTAATCCAATCTTTTACAATAGACCAAGTAGCCCACACAGCCTTGACACACTTTGGGTAGCAAATATAAGCCAAGATCAATATGGGTCAGAAGAATATCTTAGACAGGATAGTGAACGTGGTGCTAGAATTGATATTAGTGCCGCTGGGTCACAAATTACAAGTGCTACTAGTAGTGCTTCTGTGTATGGTACTAAACAAAATTATCCACCTAACACATCATATTCTATTGCTAGAATTAGTGGAACATCAATGGCGGCTCCGCAGATAACAGGCATGGGTGCGTTATGGTTACAAGCTAATCCAGGTGGAACTGCACAAGAACTTAAAGAGTTTCTAAGTTTAAACGCTAAAGACGCATTATATAACAGTGGTAATGCAGATAGCTTTAATGCTAGTAATTCAATACCAAGACTGTACGGAGCACCAAATAAGATAGCTTATTGGCCGTGGAATAGTCCTAACCCTATCAAGTACAAAGGTACTAGCGGTAGCGGTCAAGGATAAATACAACTACAGAAGAGAGAGAATATGGCTTTACAAAATATAAACATTGGTGCATTAGCAAACGACGGAACAGGTGACGATTTACGTGAAGCGTTTATCAAGGTAAATCAGAACTTTGATGACTTAGATTTACGATCTCCTGAAAGCACAACTGTCGCCAACATGGGTAACGTAGGTGAAGGAATATTTTCACAAAAAGTTGGATCAGAAATTCAACTTAAAAAACTCGTACAAGGTTCTAATGTAACACTAACAAGTACTCCACAAGGGATTACAGTTAATGCTACAGGCGGATTACAACAACTAACAGTAGTTTCAGACTCTGGAAGTATAGTACTTGCAGACGGTCAATCAATTAGTATTAGCGGCGGTAGCGGAGTAACTACTTCAACATCAGGTAACGTTTTAACTATTAATTCAACCGCAGAAATTGTTACAGATACATCACCAAGTTTAGGTGGAAACTTAGACGCGGCAGGGTATAATGTAACTAACGGTGGAACTATTACAGCAAGTGAATTTAGTGGCCCTGTTACAGGTAATATTAGCGGACTAATATACGGTATTGATATTAGAAGTATTGAGCCAAATACAGCAGGATTTGACTTTGGAACGCTAAGTAATGATGTAAGAGGTTTTAGTGACTGGCTACTTTATGAAACAGACATTGACTTTGGACTAACGCTAACACCAGATGTTAGAAACTTTGACGCAGGGGTATTAAGCTAATATGGCAACATTAACAATTGAATCAAATGGGTTACCAAACCCAGCACAATTTGGTAAAGCATTTGGAAACAATGCATTTGCACCTAGTGCAAATACAGCTACATCGCAATCATATAATTATTCATTTACCTTTAGGGGTGGAGAGAATACAACTAACGCACAGCTAACGACTCCACTATCACCATTAGGCATTATGACTAACGGTGTTGTGTTTTATAGTCCGTCAAGTGGCGTTGGCGTTGTTCCTCCAGCACTTGATGCTGTAGCAGATGCTCCAGGTACAGGCTTTGAATATAACGCAGTTCAGTATAGATCAAACTATGGTGGAGATGACGCAGGTGGTTGGCCAGAAAGTAACGGACAGTATCATTACATGTCATCGTTGTTTTTGTTTTTACCAACAGGTACAGCAGAAGCATCAGCGGCATGGAACACAAACATGATTACTGTAGATGCTAGTCCAACTCCAGCATACTATAATGGTTCAAACTTCAGTGGCGATTTATTTAGACACGCAGATGGACATAGTAAAATTGTAGGTTACGCTTTTGATGGTTATCCTATTTACGGACCTTATGCATATTCAGACTTTAATGATCCAGCTTCAGTAGTAACTAGAATGACTAGTTCATATCAGTTATACAGTAGTGAAAGACCAGGACGTGGGTTTTTATATTCTGAAAAAACAGCAGGGAAGTTTATTAACGATCACGAATACCAAGTTGGTACAGGTACACTAGATGAGTACAATGGTAGATTTGCAAAAACTCCAGAATATCCACTTGGAACATATGCATATCATTTAAGCGTAGATGCAAGTTTACAGCCTGTTTATCCTTACATTGTAGGTCCTAGCACCAAACAACAACGTGCATTCTAATAGTAGCGTATCCGATAAATACTAATAAGTTAAAGGATATGCACAATGGCAGTACCAAATTGGACTCAAAAATCAGACTATAATCTAGCAACTCTCCAAGAAAGAGTTACTACTTCTGTATCTTTACCACTTGATCCTACTGTTGCAGGCGGCAGTGGGTTTAATCCAAGTAATAGTTCTCTAAGTTATCCAGCACAGTCAGCATTAGGAAATGCTACAACGATTGATATTAGTATTGATCATGTTGATACTTATGGAGCTCCACAAACTACAGTATACTCTACCCCAGCAATACGTGTTCCAACTATACCTAGTTTAGCAAATAAACTAATTCCTGTTGTTATCATTATACACCCTCAGGGCAGTACTGGTGCTAACATGGTCAACGATTGGCAAAACTATTTAGGCGATCATATTATTGTTGCGCCAACTAAGCCCGGAACTGAATGGAATGTAATTGATGAAGACACTAACAAATCTCCAGATATTGGAATGTTGCGACAACTTATTACAAGACTTAAAGGTTATTCAAATGTTGATGCGAGAAGAATTAAGTTTCTCGGTATTAACAACGGTGGACTACTGGTTAACAGGGCCATAGTAGAAATTGACGATGTTGGTATTAAAGAATACGCTACTATTAATGCTCCATTATTTGACCCTATGTTTAGAAACGGAACTTTCTATTTTCCATCATCAGAAGCAATAACAGGTAATGATGCAACAAACTATAATACAAATAGTGCTGTTAAACAAGGTAAAAGAATATTAACAATACAAAGTACTGATAGTGACACAAACGTTGCTACAACGAACGATATGATGCCCTACGTTGGAGGTTATGTAGACCCTAACAACAACATAGCACCAAACTATTCAACAACACCTGTTACGTGGCTTGGCGCACAAGAAACAGCATATCAGTGGGCAAAGTCACAAGGATATATTGGCGGTGTTATACCAGATGCTGGTGGAACATTTTACGGACAATATAACACATATTATTATTCATACTTGTCAGGACAAGTATTACACTACAAAACAAGTGGTGGTGCAGACTATATAACTACTGAACTTTGGTTTAGAGAAATTGTAAGAAGTTACTTTACATATACAGAATCGATACTAAGTGATGTTTATCTAGCAAATGGTTCTACTACTAGTATCAGTTTAAACACAGATGTTATCACTTTAATCAGCGGAGAACTTCCGCCAGGAATGAGATTAAACGAAGGCAAGATTGTTGGTACGCCTTTTGAAGTATCAAGAGATACAGAATTTAAGTTTGTGCTAAGAGCAACAAACGATGACGGTGTAAGAGATAGAACGTTTAAAATAACCGTACAAGGTCCTGATGATCCTGTTTGGTCTACTGACGCTGGACTACTTCCACTAGGAAGTGGATCTGCTACATTTATTTTAGACAGTAGTATTGTTGACTTCCAACTAGAAGCAATTGATGCTGACTTACCAACAGGGCAAACACTAGAATATTACATTGGTGACGATGATGGAACATTACCTCCTGGACTACAGCTAACAACAGATGGAAGATTAGTTGGTATTGTTGATCCTATCCTAGCAATTGATAAAAATGCAGGTAATGGATTTTATGATTCGGGACAGTTTGACAGTTATGCGTTTGACTTTGGATTACGTAGTGCTAATGGCTTTGAAAGTTATTACTACGATACTAAAGGATACGATGATGCTATCCAAACACAAAGTAGAAAAAAATTAAATCGCAGATATGCATTTGATGTTAGCGTAAGTGACGGCGACACGATTATTAAAAGATCGTTTGAAATATTTCTTGTAGGCGATGACTTCCTACGTGCGGATAACACAGTACTACAAGTTGCAAGTGGAGTGTTCAAAGCAGATAACACTTACCTAAGAACTCCTGTTTGGTTAACTCCTGCAGACTTAGGATACAAACGTGCAAACAATTATGTAACTATATTTTTAGATGTATTTGATCCGCAGGCTACATTAGGTGAGTTAACTTACGTACTGTTAGCAACTAACCCAGATAATTCTGCAAGTACTATACCACCAGGAATGGTACTAGATCAAACTACTGGAGAGATTGCCGGGCGTGTTCCTTATCAACCAGCAGTAACAAAAGAATATCAATTTACAATCAATGCACAAAGATTTACTAGCATTGGTCAAGAACTAATTGCTGAAAAGAAAAAAACATTTACAGTTAAGATCTTAGGCGAAGTTGAAAGTACAATTAAATGGACAACACTTGCTGACCTAGGAGCAATTAAAGCAAACTTTGTTAGTACGTTTTTTGTAAAAGCGTTAACAAGTGTTACTGATAGCTCATTACTATACACATTAAATAGTGGTAGATTGCCGCCAGGATTAAAATTAAACTTTGATGGTGAAATTACTGGTAAAGTTGTACAGTTTGCTACAGCTACTAACGATGGTCTTTCAACTATTGATAATAACAAGTTTACACTAGACGGTGGTACTACTACTATTGATCGTAAGTTTATCTTTACTGTACAAGCTAGAGACCGTTTTGGATTTAGTTCAACAATTAGAACATTTAATATTATTGTAAGAGATCCTGACAACCTAACATACAGTAACTTATATGTTAAGCCTTTGTTTAAAGAAACACAAAGACAAATATATAAAAACTTTATAGGCGATAGTAATATCTTTACGCCAAACAGTATTTACAGACCCAACGATGATCAGTTTGGGTTACAGAAAAATGTTAAGATGTTAGTATACGCAGGAATTGAAACTAAAGAGATCAAGGACTACGTTGCAGTATCAAGAAAAAATCACAAGCGTAAACGATTTAACTTTGGTGCATTAAAAACTGCCGAAGCAAAAGAAGCAGGATCTAATACTGTATTATACGAAGTAATTTATGTTGATGTAAATGATCCTCTAGAAGCTTCCAAAGGCACAGTAGCTAAGAATGTATCAATTGCTAATAAGAAAAAAATTACAGTTGATAGTGTTGAATTTGAAACTCGTGATGACGTTACCAAAGAAGGTGCAGGCGAAGCTGTATTCCAAATAAGAAATAGCATTAATCAAATTATTAATGTTAGAGCATTTGGTAATGATTTAGAAATTATTACTAGATCAGGATCTGTAACCTATGACGCAAATGGCACTATTGAAATAACTACCAAAAATGGTACTGTTGTTAGTGCTGGACAAATTGCTACTACTAGCAGTGATCCGTTTAGATTTAGACCAAACTATAATACACTTAAAGTTGACAGTGATGCTGTCCAAATTAGTAACCCTAACGATACAAACAGATTTATTAGTAACGTAACTAATATGCGTGAAAACGTAAGACAATCTGGCGTTACAGAAGGTAGTTTTTTACCAATTTGGATGTCAACTGCACAGGGCACAGGAGTACAGGAACTAGGATACGTTACAGCAGTACCGTTATGCTACTGTAAACCAGGAACTGCGGCACAGATCTTGTTAAATATAACTAATAGTGGGTTCGATTTTAAAAATCTAGACTTTGAAATTGATAGATACATTGTTGATGCTACTACGGGCAACAGTAATGAGCAGTATATTGCATTCGGAAATTATCAATATAATGTTTAACCCGGATAAATACATACACTAGAGAGGAACAACTATGGCAAGTAACATTGACAACACAAGTATTGATTCAACATTCCCGGTAGCTGGTCAGGATAATGACAGCCAAGGATTTAGAAATAACTTCAATACTATTAAGAATAACTTCACAGCCGCTAAGAACGAAATTGAAGATTTGCAGACAAATACTGCAAAGTTAAACGCGACTAATAACTTTCTAGGTAACGATATCAGTGGTGCAAACTTTATTGCTAATACTGAAAAACATTATCCAGGTGGAACTGTTACAGGTCCTACTAACGTAAGTTTTACAAACGGTAACTTTCAAACGTTTACTATTGGATCTAATACACTTACACTAACATTCACTGATTGGCCTGCTTCTAACAAAGTTGGTAAAATGAGACTTATGTTGTTAGATACATTAGGCGATAGTACTGCACGTACAGTATCGTTTGCTACAGAAAACGGCACTATTAAATACGGAACTAACGGCGATAATACGTTTCCATCACCATTTGTGGTAAATGATAACTCAAACCCAGTTTGTGTTGATGTTTGGACATATGATGGCGGTACTACAGTATACGCACAATACGTTGGACAATTTTCATAAGGTAATTAATTAATGGATCATCCATTACTACACGATCTCGCATCTAAAACAGAAGAAGAAATCGTTGAAAAGATTAACCAATTAACACAAAAATGGTTTCAAACAGGAAACCCTGAAGCTAAATTACAAATCCAAACAATGTTGGATACATATAAACTTGAAATGATTGACAGATCGGCAAAACAGTCTACCGGAAATGGTGATAAAGATCTTGACAAACTCATAAATGTAAGTTAATATATATGTATGCTAATGAAAACTGACAATTTAGGTATTCCTCGATTTACAAATAAAGACTTAATTGATATGATCTATACAGGACATATCGACAAGTGTCATGTTGTTCTTTGTGATCCAAGTGACGATATTGATAAGTTCAATACATTAGCAACTGATAACGGACTAGCAGGACTTAATACCTATATACCGTTAGATGTTAATAAAGAAGAATTCGACGAAGCACTCCAATCAGATTGGTTTATGCCTGAAAAGTATAAAACCATGGACCTCTATAATTACGTATTAGATAAGTGTCCAGACGATCCTGCTAAAATGGCTAGAACATGTGAAGAACTAGCAGAGTACGATAGACGTAATATGTTTGACTTATTAAAGTATATGGTATATTTGGTAGACTTTATGCGTGAGAATAACATTGTTTGGGGAGTAGG